AATTGCAGTTACAGTTGATAAGATGGTTAATAAAATTTTTATATTAGTCTTCTGTAACTGTGTGGTACTTTCCCCAATACTATACACTACATTGTAGGTTCTAGGAAGATCTATTAAAAAATTAGGTAAGTAATACTGTCTACTAAACCACATATTTTCTCCTTCTCCATGAAAATCTACAAACTTTACAGTAATAGTTTCACTAAAATTTTCTATATCTACAGGGGACTTGTACTCCAGTTTATTAGTTCTTGTAAAAGGAAGTGGTAGAATATTTGATTCCCCTATCTCTTTCATTAAGATTTCCTTTAGAAGAGGAATCATTAACGTTGACATGTTGCTCATATATTTTTCTAATAAATATTAGATAAATTCAATAGTATTAGTTTCTTTATCCCAATCAAACGTCATTGGCTTCTGAGTGTACTCATAGTTCTCATCCAATACTGATGCATTGAAGAAGTGTGTACCATCTATAAACTCATAACCATATCCTGAATGAATGTGTCCGCAAACATGGATTTTAGGTCTTAGTCTCTCGATTCTTTCTGCTAGTAACTCACATCCTAGGGCATCCCAGGGACGACCTGCTACTGTGTCTAAAGTACCAAATGCAGGACCATGTGTGATAAGAATGTCTGTGTTGTCAGGAATTGCTTCCCACTTTCCAGCCAATTCTATTCCATTCTTTGGAAGATTGAATGCCCAGGCATAAAATTCTGGTTGCCAAGGTGAACCATAAATACGAATGTTGTCTTCTGGAAAGTCTCCATTTGGACCATCAAAGTACATTGTTACTTGTTCGTCTTGAAGATAATCAATCATTGGATAATCCTTTAGGTATCCTTTTACTTCTTCTGGTTCAAGTTCAAATAAACGATCATGATTACCTGCTATGAAGAATTTGTCGTTATATCCTTTTATGTTTGAGAACCAAGTACAGAAGTCATGAATATCATTTTTATTGTACCCTGAGTTCATTATATCTCCTGCATGGATTAGTAAATCCCCTCCAGGTAAATCTGTAAGAGGAATCAATCCATGTTTTGTATGTGTATCGGAAATTACGGAAATACGAATTTTACTCATTTTATTTATTTATTAAGTAATCCCCTTTCTTTGTTAGATGAGGATATGGTTGTACTATCTTATTTAACATCATATCAGTCAATCTACTTCTAGAAGGTGATATGGGGTTAAATCTCAATTTATTAGGTTTTTTATTTAAAAGATAGTTAGGTACTATTTCATGTAATAGTATTTTATAAACTGTGTTTAATCTTTTATCATCAGGACATGGTTTGATTCCATTTTCTACATCGATGAACTGTTTAGGATTAAATACTAATGTATCAACTCCTTGTACTTTATAACCACTTTTAAATTCATTTATTCCTTCAGTATAGACTGCTACTAAGGTATTACCACATCTATCAGTAAATGAGTAGGATTTTGTGTAGATGGGTATTGATACTTCTCCATATTGATAACTATTCAATTCATCTATTTTGAGTTCATTCAACTCAACATACTCAGTTTCTAATTTATCAGTAGAAACTAATTCTTCTAACATCCATTGTTTTAGTAATTTACTTAGTTTCATCTCATTTTCATTTATTATTTTTTCTTACGTATTTTTCAATTTCTTTTTCAAAACCATTTCCATACAAAAACGTTTGACGAAGGATTTTATAACAGTCTTCAATTGACAGTCGTGGTTTATTTCTGTTAACGTACTCTTCTGCTGCTTCTCTTGTTGAGAAAATTACTTCAAAGGTATCATGTAGACCTCTATTACATCCAACTACTGTATTACTAATTGTTTTGGTTGTTCTGAATACTTCGTGAATCATATCTCCTTTTTTAATACCTACTCCATCTGCAGTTGTAAAAAGAACTTTATTTTTTGCAATATAATCCTCTGCTTCTACTCTTGTTAGGAAGTATGCTCTTATTTCAGAATTGAATTTAACTTCTGGAAGTGCTAAAATGCAATCGTAATAGAAGTTCTCTTTATTCACATACCATACTTTATCTCCTATAAAAATATCTTTTCCATTGTGTGTTAAGTAGATTGGTTGTTTTACTTTAGTAGCAGCACATAGACTAGTAAGACCTTTCTCTTGTTCCAATTTAATTATTCCAGTGTATCGGCATATTTTAATTGTTTGAATACTTCTAGCGTCTTCATAAGAATATCCTGTAATTAAATCACCTACCGTAAATACTTCTCCGTCTGAGAGACGTTTTACTGAAAGTATTTCTTGTGGTACTACTCTTGATATTAGAATTTCATAATCTTTTTCAATTACTTCTTCCCAGTATTCAGGTTGATTTTCTACATGTTTTGAGTAGTAATTATACTGGTACCCCTCATATAAACCGTTAGGTGTTTTTAGTGATACAATAATTCCTTCATGATCACTTCCTGGATACTCTTTTATTAGTTTGAATTTTTTCATTTTATTCTCCTCCTTTTTTTAGTAAATAATACCACAACCAAATTACTTTGGATCTTATGAATTCATAAGCTGCTAATATTAAAACGTATTTCATTTTGTCTTTTTCTTATACTTAAATATACGAACTTTATTTCGATAAAACAACTTTATTTCTAAATTTCTTTATATTTCCAAATAAATCCTCCTGAGTGTTTATACCTTCCTTTCAGACATGCTGTTATATTTGCTGGGTGTATTCCCAAGCTATCTCCTGCTTCCTTTCCTGAAGGCCATTCTTTTATAAATGTTCCATCTTTTATATATTGGAGTATTGCTTTTTTACTCTTCTCAGCTCTTGCTACTTCGTCTCTACTTGCCAATCTTTTTAAATTTGAAGCTACATAGTCTATTTTGGAAGCTCTATTTTTTAAACAGGCTCTTCCTTCTGGTGTTTTGTAGTAGGCTTTAATGTTAATTATCATAGTAGCTCTAATTTCTCTTCCTTTAGGAGTTAGTTCAAAAAGTTTACGACTCACTATTTGCTTGTTAGTAGATTCTATGGAATGTACTCCGGACTTATCTAGAGTGTGTGTTAGTCTACAATTTAATCCTCTCTCGCTTAGTACGTTGTAAAATTCTTGCCAGTGTCTCTCACGAATGTTTAATTGTTCAACAGTACATTCTTCTATAATTTCAAAGAGATGTGTAGAGAAACCGTATTTTACTAGTGAAGCATGCAATCTAGGCTGTCCTTTACACTTATATACTTTGGAATACTCAAACTCTCTTCTCTCTAAATTAATACTCTGCCCAATATAAACTCTTCCTTTTGGACTTGTAATCTTATAAATGCCTATCATATTAAATAAAAAAAGGAGAAATTAAAACAAACCCTCTGCGACAAGGTGTTATTTTAAAATCTCCGTAATGTTTTTATAGAGTGGTCGCAGTACTCTTCTTTAATATAAATAGCACTAAAAAAGATTTTCTAGTAAAAAATATAGTTAGATTTCAAAAAGGTGATATACAGAATTTCGAGTTGAAAACTTAATATAATCGTTTCTCTGCTCTACAATCTCTGTTACTGGTGTTGTTTGCCAGGTAAATAAAGGACCAAATGGAGACATCAATAAACTTCTTCCAACTGCTACTTCTTGAAAGTCTGCTTTATATCTTCCATCCTTACCAAACTCTAACCACTTTACTCCTACTGATGTTTTAGTTAGTTGATCTCTTTCTCGAACTAATTTATATTTATGTTCTTCTTGCTTTCCGTAGATGGCTTCAAATGTTTTATCTAATTCTAAAGTACCATCCTCATTCTGAGATAATAATACTTTTGGTTGTGCCCCTCCTACCATATCCATTTCTTTTTTAAAATTAATTTATAATAATCTGTTGTTTCTTTTTTACCATCACTATGGCTAGTCCAAGTACATGGTGCTTCTTTTCTACATTGTGCAAGTCTGTTTGAGATATTGTCCAATTTATTTGTTTCTCTTGTATAGTATAACCAAGATTCCCAATAATGATCTAGGTGTGGAGCTACAAATGTTACAGCTATTTGCCATTTAAAGAACACAAAACTAATCATTGGACTCCATTCAAATCTATAGTCATCACTCCTCCATTTAGTCTTCCAACCAAGTCTAACAAAGTCAAACCCTATTTTTTTAGGTACAGCATATGAGTATTGCATTTTATCTGCAAATATTTCATCATAAGGTTTTACCTTACGAGTATATTCAGAGTTACGTTTATTAAACTCTTCAGTTTCCTTTATGTTTTTTAATGTAGCTTCATGAGCTCTTTCTGAAGTTGCTTTAACCCACTTTCTAGGAAAGAAGTAAGGAGTTCCTAAAGCAATTTTTCCACAATACCATTTTAATTTTGGTGCTTTGAATGGAGAGTTATATGCTCTTAGAAAGTCAAAATCTTTTATAAAATACTTTATTCTATTTTTTAGTGTCATAATCCTTTTTCTTTTTTGTAGATTTCTAATAGTTCTTTTATATTTGTTATTATTGACCATCTATCATCATTAACCCATTCATTTAATAGCCACTCTACAAATCCAATAGCAAATTCATCTGCTATTTTTTCACATCTTTGTGCTTCCTCCATTCTACGAGTTGTGCTATTAATTCCTACTTGACTCCCATTATTAGGAAGTGCGTAGTAAAACATATTTCTCAAAGTGTTTTCCATAATTTTTATTTATTACCAAATGGCCATCCTGCAAAATCTTCAGAATCCATTACAGATTCAATTAAAGAAATACAATAATCTTCATTAAGAGCAGTAAATGTTATTTTACTTATATCATACCCTTCAGGATGTTTTTTAGCATAGAATAGCATAGCGCCTTTTTCTGGTAATATATAATCAGGATTATCATTTAGAGGCTTAATATACTTATCGTAAACTTGTTGTGCTGTCATTTGCACAAACAATTCTTGTAATTCATTAATGATATTTTCCATAACTTAAACTGTTTTAATTTCTACTACTATTTTTTTACCATCCACAAACACAGGAATACTAATTGAATCATCTGTTGAGTGATACATTTTAGGAAATTGTTTGATTTCATACTCATGTTTTGTTTCTGATGTTCCTCCAATATTTTCCCACATTTGGAGTCCTTCTTGAATCTTTGTTGCGATTCTTTCTACTTGCTTTGATTTCATAATTTATTTTTTTATAATATTAATTTTAACATCTCCATTAATGATTTGTTCTTGCACCTTAGATGCTTCTTTAAAGTTTTTACAATCTGTTACATCCACATTGATTGTTATTCCCAATTCTTTTAATTGTTCAGATGTTAAAGGTTTAATTGGTTCAGGTTTTACAAACTTTGGATAAGTTCTTTTAAGTGGTTCTTTCTTAAAAGTATATCCTGTAATATCAACATATCGAAGTAATTCCGTATCGCCTTCAATTGTTGTTGTTCCCTTTGATGCTTTGAGCATTGCAATTTTATATCCTAGCTTATTAGCAAGCCATTTTACAATTAATGTTGGTATTCTTTTCATATTATTTGTTTTTGTCTTTGTTTTGGTTATAGTAATAGCAATACTATCTAAATTCATTAATGATATTTTCCATAACTTTTATTTTTTCTTTTCTTCTTCTTCTAATCCGTCTAATAATGTTACGTCCCAATCTTTTAATTCTTCTTCTTTGTCATCGTCTCCCCAATTTAACCAGTCCTCACCCTTATAATCAGGATGATTTTTCATCATATTATCAATACCTCTAACCCAAAAAACCACAATTACAACAAGAACTAAAAACATTATTCCATAAACTTTCCACATATCATTTTTATTTTAATACTTAAATATACGAAAAATATTTTAATTTTCCAAATCAATCCCACCATTTTTCAATATTTTCTTCCATTATTTTAAATAGTAGTTTTCTTGCTCGATCTTGATTTAAGTGTGCAATATTCATTGCAATTACTTTTTTCAAGTCATCTTCATCTTTTCCATCCAAAGTAAATGGGCCTTCCCCTTTCATTACTTTTTTATAAACAAGAGGATATTTTTTAAAGTAAACATCAAAGTTTTCATAAAGTGTTTTAGATTCCCAAGTTGAATAACCTTCTCTGTCTTTGCAAGGTTCAAACCAATGTCTCTCTTTTGCATAATCCATATACTCTAGGTCGTAAAAACTGTCTTGGAGTTTTTGCATTAAGTTTACACATATATTCATTCTTTGGGCATCGTACTGAGCTCTTGTGTGTCTGTTGTTGCTTCCAATGTATTTGGATTGAGCTTTTAGTTTATGTTGTAGGAGTCTAAAGATATAATCATGATCCCAGTTTCTATCTTTCCAGATAATTGGAAACCAGTAAATGATATTTTTTATTCCGTGTTTAAGGAACTTGTGGTAATATTTTCCATCAAATGTCCACCATAGAGATATTTTATCCCAAAGATTTAGTTTTGATCTGTCTTCAAAAAAATCTTTACCTATTAAATCTTCTATTTCCATAATTATTTTTTAAATTCAGTGTAAATTCTAAGTTTAAATTTTAGTTGTTTTGTGGTTAAATTGTTTTTTGAGTAATCTGTCATAGTCCTTTTTTTTTCTTTTTTTTTGATATTCTCCAAGTATTTGTATTATAAATGCAAAATTGTGAACCAA